ACAATTTGTACAGGCGGTTCGTAAATGTGTAGATTGGGTAAACTTTGAAACACCAAGAAATGAAAGAGTACCAATGGAAATGATTGTGGCAATGGCCGCTTTAGAATCTGGTTGGGGTACAAGTCGTTTTGCTAAAGAAGGTAATAATCTATTTGGTATTAGAACATATGATAAAGATGTACCACATATGTTATTAGAAGGTCGTACTAAATGGAAAGGTTGGGGTGTTAGAAAGTTTAATACAAAATGTCAAAGTGTAGATTTTTTTGTAAAAGTTTTAAATAATCACTCAGCATATAGTGAATTTAGAGATGTTAGAAGTAAAATGTTAATGTTTGGAAAACCACTTGATTCAAAAGTTTTGGTTAAAACATTAAAAGCATATTCTACAACAAAAGATTATGCTGAACGTGTAAACTATATTATAGATAGTATTAGAGAACAAGAAAAAAGCGTAGGCGAAATACCAATTAAAACAAAAGAAGATTCTAAGAAATGAAAATTAGATATTATCAAAATATAGACGGTTGGCGTTGGTTTGGATTTACCCTTGCAATGTTAAGTGTTTTTATACTTTCAAGTGCAAATATCTCAACACAATGGATAGGTTGGTTACTTAGTTGTGTATCTTGCTCAATATGGATTTATATGGGATTTAAAGATAGAGATATACCAAGAGGATTAATGGAATGTGCCTATTTGATACTAAGTCTAAGAGCAGTTTACAATTGGATATCACACTAAATAATAATCGCTATGTTTTTAACCATTCTTACTTTTATATCTGCAATTAGTATATCAATTATTGCCGCAGGTTACTCTATCATAGGATTAGCAACATTATTTGCTGGTGCCGCCATGCCAATTATTGCCATGGGATCTGCGTTAGAAATTGGAAAGTTAGTTGCTGCCAGTTGGTTATATAATAATTGGTCATCAACCATGGTACCTAAAGCTCTCAAAGCATATCTATTTACAGCAATTATAGTTTTAGTTTTTATAACATCAATGGGTATCTTTGGGTTTTTATCAAAGGCACACCTAGATCAAGTACAACCAACAAGTGGTAACACTATAAAAATTAAAACCATAGACAATCAAATTGTAAGACAACAAAATATAATTGATAGATCAGAAAAGACATTGACACAATTAGATAAGTCAATAGAAGTATTTTTAAATAATGACTTTGCAAGTAGAGGATTAAAGGAAAGACAAAAACAAGAAGAAGAACGAAATCAATTAAACACAGCAATTAAAAGTGCAAGTGATGAGATTGCCAAACTATCTAATGAAAAGGCTACTTTACAATTAGCACAAGATAAAATAGAAGCAGAAGTTGGTCCGATTAAGTATATTGCAGAATTAATTTATGGTAAAGATGCTCAAAGTCATTTTGATGAGGCAGTTAGAATTGTTATTCTCATACTCATATTTGTATTTGACCCTCTTGCTGTATTGTTATTAATCGCAGCAAACATATCATTAAAACAAATAAGACTTAAAAAGAACTTAACTCAATTAGATGAAAAAGAACAATTAGAAAAAAGAGTTGAACGTCAACAATTAAAGATAGACAAACTAAAAGAAAAGGATAGAGATTTTAGAAAACTTGTAACAAAAGTAGGTGAACTAAAAGATATGAATGAGGACGAGATTAAACTAAAATTAAATCAAATATATGACTGGAATGATAAAAACAATTAAAATATCGTTGTACGTATCAACACTAATACTAATTATTAGTTGTACTAAAGATACGTCAATTGACAATAAATCAACGATAACAAATATACCTGCAATTGTCAAGGCCCTAGAAGCGTTAGGAAACACCGATAAAAAGAACGTTGACAAAGAAGATAAAAAGTGATATAATATACCTTATGATGACTGATATAGACTTAACAAGAATATTAAACTCTAATAACGTTAAAAAAATAGACAATGCAATGAAAGCTTGTAAAAGAGCACAATCTGAATGGGGTAAGAACTATTGGTTTACTGTGTGGAAAACATTATGCCAAAAATATGGTAGAATGGATTTATATCGTAAAGATTTAAATTAAAAATTATTATGAATATATTTTATTTAGATAAAGACCCTAAAAAGGCAGCAGAATATGCTTGTGATAAGCATTGCATTAAAATGATTTTAGAATCAGCTCAAATGTTATGTACGGCCCATAGAGTACAAGACGGCAAGATGGTGATTGGTAAATCAAAAACAGGACGTAAGAGAACTACATACAAACACCCTAATTCAAATATGGATGCAATTCTATATGGCGCTGGTTGGTTGAAACACCCTAGTTGTGTTTGGGTTATGGAAAGTGCTTATAACTACAATTGGTTATATCAACATATGATGGCTCTAGGTGATGAATACACAAAACGTTATGGTAAAGTACATTTAACAATTGAGAAGTTAGGTAATTTACTAAAACACCCACCTAAAAATGCGAAAGTAAATAAAATAGGTACAGATGCAACACCAGCAATGCCTGATGAATGTAAAGTGCCTGGTGATGTCGTTGAAAGTTATCGTAGATATTACATTATGAAAAAAAGAAGATTTGCAACTTGGCGTGCACCAAGTCAAATGCCAGAATGGTTTAAAGAAGGAATAGAAAATGCAATATAAGTTATTTGATAGGTTTTATGGCGATTGGTATAAACATATGGAAAATCAATTTGAAAAAATAACAGAAGAACAAAAAGAAATATTAAGAAAAGGATTAAAGGAAAGTGAAATTAAAGAAGAAGAAATCAAAGACTAATAGAGAAAAGATTTACGAGTATAATCCAGACAGTAAAGTTATACGCTGGAGATATGTAGGTGAAGATTCGGAAAAGTTTGGTTGGCCAAATTATGGTCGAATATTAAAAACATAATACAAAGGAGTATATAATGAGACAGAAAATAATAGATGCAATAAAAGAACACGCTAAAGGACATATAAAGAAGCATACAATGAATGTGGAAGTATATTTAACTAATCCTGTTGGTGTGGGTGAACACCCTGATATCTTAGATGCAATTGAAAAAGAGATAAACTTAATTGCGCAATATCACGACCAATTAGAAATAATTAATAAGTATATTGAAAAAGACCCATTAAAACCAAATATTCAGTAATGCCTACTTACACATTTTACAATAAAAAGACAGGTAAAGAATTTGATGATTCTATGTCTATTGCTGAAATGGAAGAATATTTAAAGAAAAACAAGGATATAACACAAGTTATCAAATCAATAAATATTGTAAGCGGAATACAAGGAGTAAGTTATAAAAATGACCAAGGTTGGAAAGACAATTTAAGTAGAATTGCTGAGGCGCATCCAAAAAGTCCTCTTGCTGATAGATATGGAAAGAAAACTATTAAACAATCTCAAACCGAGAACGCATTAGCAAAAAATAAAAGAAGAATAAAGGATAGAAAAAATGGTAGATGATATTCCCGATTATATGCGAGGGTTTGACCTTGATGAAGATTGGGGTATAACTCCTGTAGCAAATGTTCCTAAAACGGAAACACAACCAGTTATTGATCCAAAGGTAATAGAAGATTCAAACTTAGAACTTTCTAAAGTAAAATCTGATGTTTCTGATATCAAATCAATGATGAATGAAATCATGCAGATTGTTGCTGAAAAAGATACTACTACAAAAGAACTTACTGATGAAACAATAATACAAAGATTTAAAGACATTGAAAAAATTGTATTACCATTTTTATATAATCTAACTAAATCAGATGAACCTTATATACATTGGCCAAACAGAAAGCCAATAATTAAAGCACAAATAGAAAAAATACTTAAACTAACAAGGGGTTAATATGAGTGTAAAACAAACAATTAAATACCAACACAAAGAATTAAAAACTAAAGTCAATGAAGTTGAAGAACAGAGAAATAGTGATAGAGGTATACATAGTTGGTATGATTTAAGAGAACTTAAAAAACTTAAACTAAAAACAAAGGATAAATTAAATGAAATTAAGCAAAAGCTTCAGTCTTAACGAATTAACGAAGTCACAAGTTGCTGAACGAGAAGGCATTAATAACAATCCTGGCGAAACTCAAATAGAAGCACTACAAAGATTGTGTGAAAATATATTACAACCAGTCCGAGATCACTATGGTATGCCTGTGGTAGTTTCAAGTGGTTTTAGATCAGCACAATTATGTCTTAAAATTGGGTCATCTATTAACTCACAGCACACCGCTGGTCAAGCGGCTGACTTTGAAATCTTTGGTATCAGTAATCAAGAGCTTGCTCATTACATTGATAAAAACTTAGACTACGATCAATTAATATTAGAGTTTTGGAATCCTGAAGATAAAAACAGCGGTTGGATTCATTGTTCTTATAAGAATCCAGAAGAAAATCGTAAAGAGTTTTTACGAGCATATAGAGATACAAATGGTAAAACAAAATATGAAAAGTATTCTTATGTTAAATTCGCAGGGGAAAATCCAACACAAGATGAAATAACAGATATGTATTCTGATAAAGGTGTTTAAGACTTGACATCTTCACATATTTGTGATATATTATATAGATTATGGCAAAACAATTTAATTTTATTGATTTAGACAAATCAAAACTACCTGTAACAGTAGGAAAGAAAATAGACGGATTTAGGTTTTACGAAATAGATGGTAAAGCCTATCCGTCAGTTACTACAGTTTTAGGAATTCAAAAGAAACAAGACTTACAACAATGGCGAGATAAGATTGGCGAGAAAGTTGCTGATTGGGAAATGGGTAGAGCTGCACGTAGAGGTAAAGCAACTCACACGTTAGTAGAACAATATATTAAAGGTGAAACTCCAAGTGAACGAGGAGTATTACCACTTGGTTTGTTTAGATTGTTAAAACCATACGTTGATCAAATAGATAACGTACACTTATTAGAAACAATTATGTATAGTCCAAAGTTAACTATTGCTGGTCAAGTTGATTGTGTTGCTGAATACAATGGTAAACTATCTGTAATCGATTTTAAAACAGCAAATTCAGAAAGAAAAGAAAGTTGGATTGAAAACTACTTTATGCAGTGTTCTGCCTATGCTCAAATGTATGAAGAATTATTTAATAAAGAGATAGAACAAGTTGTAGTTTTACTTGCCGCAGAAGATGGTTCTGTAGCAGCACATATCAAAGAGAAAAAAGATTATATGCCAAAATTGATAGAGTCAATAGATGGCTTTTATAAATATTATGAAGAATTAAATAAAGATAAAGTCAAAAGTATCGAATAATAAAAAAACGGTGATTTAGAGTACCTACTTGCGACCTCACAGCTAAAGGGAAAATGAAAAAAATAATTACACTACTAGCAGTACTTTTTTCTACAACAGTAATTGCTAAAGAAATAAGAGATTATAATTTTTATGTCACACAGATACCAGTTATTTGTGGAACAAATGAATCAGTAAATGAATTTTTAACTAATGAAGGTTTAGACGCCAAGTCATTAAGTTTAGGTAAAGAAAGTGGCGATGAAAATGGGTTACCAGTATTTTTAATAACTCAATACGAGAATTTAGAAAAATCTAAATCAGCTGCTACTGTACAAGTACCCAATAGTGATGAAGTGTGTATTTTATATTACACCTTTGATCTGATTGAAGCACCTAAAGGAAAAGGAATTTAACGTTGACGACTAGTCAATAACTGGAGAAGACGAGGGGTCAAACCCTCCACCTCCACCACTCTAAACATATTGAGATATGCTTTGAGGGGGTGAGCGGATCGATTCACAGGTAAACCTAGTTTGAGTTAAATCGCTGATAACGTACTGTCAAAAACATAAATGCTAACGAAAGTTACGCTTTAGCGGCCTAAGCCGTTGGGGTTTGCCTGTACCTTGCAACAGAAACAGGCGTATAAATATAACAAACACACACACAGGAAAGTTATGTATTTTGGACATTATCCATTTAAAGAACCAGATGATAAAGATAAAGGATTAAAACCCTTAACTTATATTATTATATTTTTATCTCTATGGTTTATTATTTCATTGATTAGTTTCTAATAACATTGACTTTTATCCACAAATGTGTTATTATAAATAATAATGCTATAAACACACAAACACAAACAAAGGAGTAAATTATGGCAACAACATCAAAAAACGCTTATGAAATAAGAAGCGATCTATTAGGACTTGCTAAGCAATTAGTAGAGTTTAATTACAACATACAAGTTAACAACTATGAGTTTTCATCTAAAAAAGATGGTGACGAAGTTGTAACAACTTTTAAAGCACCAACAGTATCTGCAGAAGATATTATTGAAACTGCTAAAAAGTTTAATGACTTTGTAACAAACGGTGAATCGTTTGCTCAATTCAAAGAAGTTGGACAAAAAGTTTATGAGGAAAGTTTAAAAAACTCTCAACCTTTTGCAGACGCTTATCAAAATACAGTAAAAGCATTCTTTCCGAATTTAAAGAACGGAAAGTAATATGACACCATACAATATTTGTGAAAACAAATGGGTAAGTAATACCAAGAAACGAGTTGAACAACATTATTATAAAAATCAAACTTTGTATATATTTTTTATAGGTTTATTTTTCATTATAACGTTTGTTTTAGCTATCTTGGCTTCATTTAGAAGCTTTTATTAAATATAAACAATGGCCACATCAAGTGGCCATTGACAACCCACCTAAATTGTGATATAATATATACATTATGAACTCAAAAGAATTTTCTCTTAAAATAGAATCAATCGTAAAAGAAAAACACACCACTTATATGGAGGCTGTTATATTATATTGTGAACAAAATGAAATTGATGTAGGTTCAGTTTCTTCATTAATTAGTAAAAATTTAAAAGAAAAAATAAAAATGGAAGCAGTAGATTTGCGTATGTTAAAGATACCTAAATGCGGTCAATTGCCTATTTAAATTATGTATGGCGGGTTTGACGTATATAAAATATACTTGGGTGTTAAATTACATTTTACCACAAAATCTTACGACTATATAAAGTATGGTGGGAAAGTTAATGCAACACTTGATAGTTTTACAAAAAGAGCAGATAGATATTTTTTTCATAAGTTAAGTGTAAAATATGGACAAGATGATATATTGGATTTCTTTGTTGCCAACTTTCTTGCAGACAGTAAGAAATGGATTGGTAACTTATTACAAAATGATGGAAAAGAAGTTTATACAGATTATAAAAAACGTAAAGAGTCATTTACTTACTTTTTTAAAAATGATTGCGTTTGTATTAATGCTGATTTTCTTCGCAATAATGTTCTTTTTGATAATGGTTTTAATTCTGCTGATGGACAGCATCCAAGATTTCTACGATTGCTTCTTCAGAAAAAAATATCCTATCAAACGGCAGTTGTTTTTGAGCACTTCTTGTCGTATGTGCAAAATTATAATAAAGAAATTAAAGAAAGGGTTGTATGGCCTGAAGTCGCATCTAAGATTACCAAAGTAAAACCTTTTATTAATTTTAATGTAACGGAGTGTAAACTAATTATGAAAGAGATATTTGTCAATGGCAACTAAAGTATTTTGTATTGGTAATGGCGAAAGTCGTCAAAGTTTTGATTTACAAAAATTAAAGTCACTTGGTAAGATATATGGTTGTAATGCTTTGTATAGAGATTTCACACCAGATGTACTTGTTGCTGTAGATAATGGTATTATGCATGAGATATATCAAAGTGGATATTGTCAAAACAATGAAACTTGGTTAAGAAACTGGACAAAATTACCTAGAGCAATGTTTGAACAAACAGTCTTTGGTAATGTAAGTGAACAAGAAGTAAATGACTTTGAAAAATACGATATATTAAAACAAAACAAAAAACAAAAAGAATTTGCATCAGAGTTTGTATTTCATGGTAGTAGTTTAAATGGAATTGTTGGAGTATTGCGAAAAGGTAAAGATAAGGAACCTGAAGTTGTAAAAAAAGAAGTTAATCATAAAAGTGCTTTTGTAAGTTGGGTATATCAAAATGATAAATCACATAGTTTAGATGATTTAATTCCTGGAGAAAGAGATAGAGGTTATGCTGCTGGAGCAACTTCTGGTCGTATTGCATTAATACAAAATAAAGATGTCAACGAAGTCTATCTAATTGGACACGATTTAGATAGTAATACTCATCAAATCAATAATATGTATAAAGGTACAATATATTATGGGTTAACTGAAAGTAAACCAATACCATCTATTAATTGGAAAACACAATGGAAAACACTTTTTTTAGAGTATCCTAAAGTGCAATTTTTTAAAGTAAATCCATTAGGTCAAAAAGGACAAGATAACGTAAGTAAACCTATTGATGAATGGCGAGATGTAAAAAACTTAAAATACATTGACTTTCAAACGACACTTGACAATTTACATATAAAGTGATATATTAGAGTATAATGTTTAATAATATTATATACAAATTATGCGACAAGGTAATTACTATCTGTGAATCTATTAAATGTAGAATTAAAAATACTACAAATAAAGATTGGGTAAATGGATATAGTCAATGGAAAAGTCGTATAAATAAAAATGATACCGATAATATAGGTAACACAAATACAACGAATACGAAAATACAAAGGAGATAAATTATGGATTTCGACACGTTAAAACAATCGTCAAGTAACTTTGACAAAC